TGTGAAAAGTGTGGAAAGAAAAAGTGTGAGTGTGATCATGACAAGAAAGTAGATGAATCAAAAAATGTTCATGGAGAAACTGAAGTTGCTTCTGGAAATTTGAAAAAATTAGTTGCTAAAGCAGTTAAGAGAATTGATACTGATGTTGATGGTGATGTAGAAGCAAATGATAAGAATAAGGGAGAGTATGGAGAGTTTGTTCCAACTCCTGATGGAAAGGGTAGAGCATTTGCCGGTCCAAATAAAGTTAGAAAAGAATCTTTCTCAAACTGGAGACAAGAATTGATGATTGAGGTTTCCGAAAATGATTCGGATTCTGATAAAATTTCTGATAAAAAGGTTAATAACTATTCTGGAAAAACCAAGTGCGTTACTATTAATCCAGAAATGAAAGAAGAGGTTGAATCTCTTGGTGGACAACTTTTAGAATTTGCTGAAGTTGATACTATTGATATCAACATCCTAGATGAAATGACCGATTTTGAACTTGATTTACTTTCTGATGAAATGATTGAAAGTATTGTTGAGGAAGTATTTGAAGAGAACATTTCCGAAGGAATGGAAATTGAGGATATTGAAAATATTATTTGCGAATCAATCGAATCTTCCTTACTTCTTCTTTCAGAAGGTTACTATGATTCTGCTGTTGAAACTTCAAAAGCAAATGCCAAAAAACCTGAAGTTAGAGCAGCAAATCGTAGAGCAAAACTTGAAAGAATTAAGTCTGCTGTAAAGGGAGCTGCTAAATCTGCATATAGAGGTACATCTAGAGCAGCTGGAATTGCTGCAGGAACAGCAGCACGGGGTGCATCTGCCGCAACATCTGCAGCAAGACGTGCTGGAGAAGCAGCATCTGGAGCTGCTAAATCTGCATATAGAGGTGCAACTAGAGCAGCTGGGTCTGTATCTGCAGCAGCAGAACGAGGTGCATCTGCTGCAACATCTGCAGCAAGACGTGCCGGTGATATTGCGAGCAGAGCAAAGGCGTCTGCAAAAAGAGAGTTTTCTAAAGGATATGAAAGTGGAAGAAATAGATCTTCTTCTGAAGGTGGTGGTTCTTCAGAAACAAGAAAACCACAACCATATAGAAATACTGGTGTTACCAAAAAGCCTGGTTTGTTAAGTAGAATTGGTTCAAAACTCAAAAGAGGATTGAAAAAGGCAGTTGCTTCTGGAGCAAGATCAGTTTCTAGAGGTGCAAGAAATATTGCCCGCAGAATGGAAGAGCAAGTTATTGCTGAAAAGTCTGTATCAGTTTCTCAACAGCAAGCTGCAGGAGCAGCACTTGCTGCAAAGAGAGGAGAAAAAGAACCTTCAACATTAAAAGGTGCTTCTCTTCAGATGTATAAGTCTATGAGTGAAAAAGAACTTCGCGATTTCGCAAAGACTAAGCATGAGGGTCTTCCTGAGAAAAGTATGGAAGAAGGATATTATGGTAGATATGGAATTAGAAGACCAAATACTAAACTTACACCCGGAAAAGATTATGGTGGATATAAGGGAGGTGATGATTCAACTAGAACTCTTGGTGGAAAATTTCAATCCAAAGATAATGCGGTAGTTAAACCAGTAGATAAAACTATTGCTGCAGTTAGAAAAAGAAAAAATGGTTGAATTTTGAATAATGCCCATATATAGAATGTAGATTTTTGGTAACATACCATGTGGGCATTATTACTTCCACTTGCAAAAAGAACATTAAGTAATCTTCTTGAAAGAGAAGAAGTTCGTCGTTACTTAATTAGCGTTCTTCGCAGTTTAGCGGCAACTACCGATAACAAACTTGATGATGGTGCTGTAGATGTTGTAGAGGCACTTCTCTTTAAACAGGAAGAGCAATAATTGTACGGGAGACCTTTAAAACTAAGGTCTCCCGTTTTTATAAATATTTTATAGCAAATATTTTTAAGGAACAGATATGGCTCTCTGGGGAAATAACGATGCCGTTGGTTCAGCTGGTACGGTATCACTAAACTACACTACTAGAGTTGTTACTGGAACTAATACCCTTTTTGGTAATGTTGGTTCCGCTGCAACTGGAAATGTAATTAGATTTGGAGATCGTGCAGGAACTTATTATGGTGATGCAGTAATTGCTAGTATTGCTAGCACACAATCTCTAACAATTGCATCAACCATGGGATTGAGTGGTGCTGCAATTGCTGGAACTTCATTCACTGTAAGTGAACTTCCAATATTCACTGTTTCAGATTCTCATTACAGCGAAGTTAATGGTGATTATGATTCATATGTTTATGGCGCTGCTGGCGCTGGAGTAACTGCTGCTCATAACACAACATATGATCTAACACATGCTGGATGGGTAGGAGTTACAACATATAACGACTCTGAAGGAAATCTAAGAGTTAAGAGTGAAACTCTTGTCGCAATGTCAGGTATTACTACTGGCAATACTCCTGCATTCCCACCTGTTTGATAACATATGCATTTTAATGAACTGAACTCCGAGAATTTTCTTCTTTTTGCTATTAAAAATTATGAAAATCCACATGCAGTCACTAAAGAAGATTTTGATAGAGACTTAAATCATTTTAAATATATCAAAAGACTTCTAAGAAAATATAAAAAAGAAGGTGACTTAAAAACTCACCTTCTTTTGAATCACTTTATTATTTTGTATAATATTTTTGGTGAAGCTGCTACTCCAATGTTATTTTTTAAAGTTGAGGATGAACTTTGGTCTTGCATCAAAACATTTTTACTTTTTTTGAATAAGATTCCAGATTATCCAAAATCTTATATTCATGAAATAGAAGTTGACAATGTATGTTTAGAAGAATTAAACAAGATATACAATGGACAATAAATTAAATAGAATAATTTCAATCATAAGAAAATTGAATGAAGAAGCAATGGTTTCTGGACCAACAAATGCTTCTAATTCTTCATCTTTGGGATTTGACCCAGAAACTGAAACTCCTCCAGTAAGAAAGAAGAAGAAATATATCTTTCAAATTGGTTTAAGAAGAAGATGGGGTAAAGGATAATAATAAATATTTTTATTATGTTGGCTGAGAATGCCATGAAAAATTTAAAACCTTTAAGCAAATATTCTTTCTTGAAAGCAAATAATTCTGTAGTGAAATGGACTGGAATATTAACTTACTTTTGCTCTAAAAAAATACTTTCCTAAAAAAATGGCTTTCGGTTTCGGAAAATTAGCAGTTCTAGAATCTAAATTGGATATCTACGAAGATTTGTCCAAAGAGATGCTAGACAAACTAGAACGTGCTGTAGGAACTATCTCTGAAAATAGTCAAAGAGTTGCCATTGTTTTGGAAAGACATGAAAATCGTTTAGAAGAAAGTGATAAAACAGATAAACTTCTTCTGAAAATGTTTGATGAGATGAAGCACAATAATGCCGAAGACCATAAGAGTGTTAATTTAAGAATTGATTCTCTTGAGAAAAAAATAGATGATCTTTATAAGTTTAGATGGATTGCTGTAGGAATTGCATTGGCAGCAGTCACAATTTTAAAGGCGCCGGATATATTTTCTAGTTTCTTGACACCAAACCAAAACGCCAGTATAGTGGAGATGAACCTAAAGTAGATTGATTATGGATTTTATTGATGTTAAGTACATCAATTTGATTTCTTCTAGACTTCAAAAGTTTAAAAAAGTCAAGCAAGATCTCTACAATTTTAGGTGCCCTATTTGTGGCGACTCTAAAAAGAATAAGAATAAAACAAGAGGTTATCTTTATCGTATAAAGAATGACACTAATTTTAAGTGCCATAATTGTGGACTAACTTTGTCATTTAATAATTTTTTAAAACAAATTGATATTGAGTGTCATAAGAAATATACTTTAGAAAAGTTTAAAGAAGGAAAGACTGGTAAGAATTTTCCAACAGAGCAACCAAAATTCAATTTCGAAAAACCAAAATTTTTCACTTCAGAAGAAAAGTCTAAAGTTATAAATCTTCCAAAAGCTTCAGAGAATGAAGTAGCAAAAAAGTATTTGGAAAGTAGAAAACTAAATTCAGATAAATTTTATTATGCGCCCAAATTTAAAACTTGGGTAAATACGTTGAAAAAAGTTTTTGATGATGTAAGATATGATGAACCTAGGATAATTATTCCTATTTTTTATAAGAAAAAACTTATTGGGATTCAAGGAAGATCTCTTGGTCCAAGTAAGGTTAAATATATCACCATCATGTTAGATGAGGAGGCACCGAAAATTTATGGACTTGATTCAATCAATGAGAAACTACCAGTCTACGTGGTCGAAGGACCCTTTGACAGCACTTTTGTCAACAATTGTGTGGCTTTGTGTGGCAGCGACGGTAACTTGGACTGTCTTGAGGGAAGCGACGTTATTTATATTTACGATAATGAGCCCCGCAATAAAGAGATTGTCCGGAGAATTGGGAATACTATTGATAGAGGTTGCAAAGTCGTCATCTGGCCAAACGGAGTAACTCAAAAGGATATTAATGACATGGTTGTATCTGGACTTGATGTCACTAATGTGATAGAATCTAATATCTATTGTGGATTAGAAGCAAAACTTAAATTTACTAATTGGAAAAAGGTATGAGTAACGGAACAAAAGTAGTAAAAAGGAATGGTCGCATAGAACTTTTAGACCTTGACAAAATGCATCTAATGGTCGAAGAAGCATGTAAAGGTCTTGCCGGAGTTTCTGCCAGTCAAGTTGAAATGACATCCGGAATTCAATTTTATGATGGTATTTCGACAAAGGAAATTCAAGAAATTCTAATTCGCAGCGCCAGTGATTTGATTGATTTGGAGCATCCAAATTATCAGTATGTTGCAGCAAGACTACTTCTATTTTCTATTCGAAAGGATTTGTATGGAAAGCAAAGAAGTCTTCCTGACTTAGAAACTCAAATCATAAATTGCGTTAATGGTGAAATTTATGATTCTGAAATCTTTACAAAATATTCTAAGGAAGAAATTTCTAAGGTAAATACTTTTATTGACCATGAACGGGATTTACTCTTTACATATGCTGGATTACGTCAAGTAGTTGACAAATATCTTGTTCAGGATAGGAGTAGTGGAAAAGTATATGAAACTCCTCAGTTCATGTACATGATGATTGCTCTGACAATCTTTGCAGAGTATCCAAAAGAAACGAGGCTCAATTATGTCAAACGATACTACGACGCAATCTCAAAGCACAAAATCAACATCCCCACTCCCATCATGGCAGGAGTGCGAACACCACTGCGACAATTTGCTAGTTGTGTTCTTGTTGATGTTGATGACTCCCTCGATTCTATCTTTAGCTCTGATATGGCTATTGGTAGATACGTTGCACAGAGGGCGGGAATCGGCATCAACGCTGGTAGGATCCGTGGCATCAACGCTAAAATCCGAGGGGGAGAAGTTCAACACACAGGTGTTGTACCATTTCTCAAGAAGTTTGAAGCAACTGTCCGATGCTGCACGCAAAATGGCATACGAGGTGGATCCGCGACAGTCCACTTCCCAATCTGGCACCAAGAAATAGAAGATATTATTGTTCTGAAGAATAATAAAGGAACTGAAGATAATCGTGTTCGTAAACTAGACTACTCAATTCAATTCAGCAAACTTTTCTATGAACGTTTCATTCAAGACAGAGAAATTTCTCTCTTCAGTCCACATGACGTTCCAGGTTTGTATGATGCTTTTGGTACTGATAGATTTGACAGCATGTATGAGTCTTATGAACGAGATCAATCTATTCCAAGAAAGACTGTTAGGGCTCAAGAACTCATTCTGGATATTCTAAAAGAGCGTGCAGAAACTGGTCGTATTTACATTATGAATATTGACCATTCCAATTCTCACTCTTCCTTCAAGGATAAAGTGGAGATGAGTAATCTTTGTCAGGAAATTACTTTACCAACATATCCAATCAATCATATTGATGATGAAGTTGGGGAGATTGCACTTTGCATTCTTTCTGCAGTGAATGTTGGAAAAATTAAGTCGGATGAAGAACTTGGAGAACTTTGTGAACTTTCTGTCCGTGGACTGGAAGAACTCATCGACTATCAGAAGTATCCTGTAAGGGCAGCAGAACGCGCTACAAGGGCACGCAGGTCCCTTGGAGTAGGTTTTATTGGTCTGGCACACTATTTGGCAAAACTTGGATTTAATTATGATTCTCAAGAAGCCTGGGATGCAGTTCACGGTCTTTCAGAATCTTTCCAATACTATCTCCTAAAGGCATCTAATCAGATTGCTAAGGAAAAAGGTCATTGTTCAGATTTTGGTCGCACTAAGTATGCTGATGGTATTCTCCCAATTGATACATACAAAAAGGATGTAGACGAAATTTCAAGTATTGAGTTGCAACATGATTGGGAAAGTCTTAGAGCATCTATCTTGGAGCACGGACTCCGACACAGTACACTGTCCGCACAGATGCCATCGGAGAGCAGTTCCGTTGTGTCAAACGCAACAAATGGAATCGAACCACCAAGAGATTATTTGTCCATTAAAAAATCGAAGAAAGGGCCTCTTAAGCAGATTGTTCCACAGTATCAATCTCTAAAGAATAATTACACACTTCTTTGGGACATGAAATCTAATCGTGGTTACATCAATATTGTATCCGTGATGCAAAAGTTCTTTGACCAAGCAATTAGTGGCAACTGGAGTTATAATCCAGAAAACTATCCAGGAAAAGAAATTCCTATTTCTGTTTGGGCACAAGATCTTCTCACAACTTACAAATATGGTTGGAAGACAAGCTACTACCAAAACACTTATGATGGTAAAAAGGATGATGAAGACTTTGAAGAAAAGTCTGAACTTCAAAGTATCCTAAATGATATTGAGACTTCTGAAGAGGAAGAATGTGAATCATGTAAAATTTAATTAAAATTGTTATTGATTAAACAAAATAGAGGTAAACGAATGCAATACGATTTTCTGACAACCAAAGAACAAAAGTCCACTAGTATTGAAGGAATGACCGTTTTTAATACGGAACAAGTAAATACTAAGAAACAACCAATGTTCTTTGGTAAACCTTTGGGTGTTCAGAGATACGATTCCTATAAGTATCCAGTTTTTGATAAACTTACAACTCAACAACTTGGATACTTTTGGAGACCAGAAGAAGTTTCACTACAAAAAGACCGTGGAGATTATCAAACACTTCGTCCAGAACAAAAGCATATCTATACCTCTAACCTCAAATACCAGATTATGCTTGACTCCATTCAAGGGCGTGGTCCTGGGATGGCTTTTATTCCTTACTGCAGCCTACCTGAACTAGAAGCATGTATGGAAGTATGGGGATTTATGGAAATGATTCATAGTCGCTCATACACATATATTATTAAAAATGTTTATTCGGACCCTTCAGAAATCTTTGATAAGATTGTTACTGATGAGCGGATTCTTGAGCGTGCAGAAAGTGTAACAGAATCATATAATGATTTTATTCATCATGCTCAACTTTGGGGAACAGGAAACATGTGGAGGGAAGATTTTAGAAGTTCCCCATCATCCCAATGGGAAATGAAGGACCTGAAGAGAAAACTATATCGCGCAATTGCAAACGTGAATGTTCTTGAAGGCATTCGTTTTTATGTTTCTTTTGCATGTAGTTTTGCTTTTGGCGAACTAAAACTTATGGAAGGTTCTGCCAAGATTATTTCTCTTATTGCTCGCGACGAAAATCAGCATCTTGCAATCACTCAAAATATTCTTAATAAATGGAAGAATGGGGATGACCCAGAAATGAAGCAAATTATGAAGGAGGAAGAAGAGTGGACTTATAAAATGTTTGAACGTGCCGTAAATGAAGAGAAAAAGTGGGCAGACTATCTCTTTAAAGATGGTTCTATGATTGGACTAAACGATAAACTTCTGCAACAATATGTTGAATGGGTTGCTAATCGTAGAATGAAGTCAATTGGTCTAAAACCAATGTATGATATTTCTGCCAAGAACAATCCTCTTCCATGGACTCAACACTGGATTTCATCTAAAGGTTTGCAAGTAGCGCCTCAAGAAACTGAAAATGAATCTTATCTCGTAGGGAGCATTAAGCAAGATGTCCAAGGAAACACATTCTCAGGATTTCAACTCTGAGCAGTTTAAAAAAATCTGGGAGGAAATGGATAAAATTGATCCATTAACTCCTGGACAACCTTCTGAAAGTGAATTGTGCATTGAAGCTTATATGAAAGCTGCTGAACATGATTCTTATTTGTTTGGAGATTATGACTATTGTAAAGAATGGTTAGGTATCTGTACATAGATAAAGGTGAATTCTTTTATCTTTTATGCCTAGGAATCAAGTTAGTAAAGACGAATTGAAGGTTAAAGTTTTAAGTTTAAAAAACAAAGTGGATCAAGAACCAACAGTATGGCAGGGTGAGAAAAAACTCGCCCATAAATACTTAAACATGGTTCTTGATGCTCTTGATGAATATAGATATTGACTATGAAAATCCTTGGATGTATAATGAAGTGCCTTTTACCAGCGATGATATTGGGGACCACTTTGGGTTTGTTTATCTCATTACCAATAAGTCAAACCAACGACGATACATTGGTAGAAAGTATTTTTGGTCGTTTAGAACGCCAAAAGGAAAAAAGCGTAAAGTAAAATCAGAATCTGATTGGAAAAAGTATTATGGGTCTTGTCCGGAACTTAAAGAAGAAATTGAACAATTGGGTAGACAAAATTTTAGTCGAACTATCCTATCATTACATAAAACAAAGGGCAAAACAAATTTCGAAGAAACTAGACAACTCTTTGTCAACGGAGTCCTCACAGAATCCCTTGACAACGGAGAACCAGCATTCTACAATAGTAACATCCTCAACAGATACTTCAGAAAAGATTACTATGAATGCCCAAATTCATCCACTAGCTCAAGTTAAAGAATGGTCTATTAATCGGATTCATGAACTTGCAGAAGGTGGAGTAGAATCTCAGTTTGATGCTGTGGCGATTGCTGAAGAGTTTGATGAGTGGATTAATGCTGAAGAAAATGGGGAAACATTAAAATATATTTGTTTGATGGACCCAGATTTTGGAGAACAGGAAATCGACACCATTTGACAATATAGAATTTTTCCTGTATAATGTAATTGATTGGTATTCACTATGTAAAACTCTTGTTAGTTTTCAGAACATAATACCTAAATTCGATGGGTAGGTGTCCGAGTGGTTAATGGAGGCGGACTGTAAATCCGCTGGCTCAGCCTACGGGGGTTCAAATCCCTCCCTGCCCACTTGACAATCTACACTTTATGTGTTATGATTGTCTCATGACTCAATAGCTCAGTTGGATAGAGCAACTGCCTTCTAAGCAGTCGGTCGTAGGTTCGAATCCTACTTGAGTCGCTTGGAACTTCGACGGAAGTTCCTTAGGGTGTGACAGAATAACCTTAGTGGTCAAGCACGAGGTAATGTATAGTACGACCGGCTGTGGTGGCCGCCATGTGACTGGGAGACCAGAGACATGAGAATCCTTACCAAGGAGTCCGAAAGTTCTAGGAATTATTTCTTCTATCAGTGAGACCTTCCTAGTTGTGAGTATGATAGAAACTCACCACCCAACCATGCGGATGTAACTCAACGGTAGAGTCACAGCCTTCCAAGCTGTTGGTTGCGCGTTCGAATCGCGTCATCCGCTCTTGGTAGTCCCTAGCGATTAACTAGGTAGACGCCAAAGGAAGTTAAGTCAAAGAATCGAGACAAGCAGACAATGCCCTTTGAACTGGTGTAAGTCCAGTAACTTCCTATATTATATTCTTCTTTTGAAGTTTATGGATGAATACAAATTCGGTGGACATGAATTAACATCTATCAACATTTGCCGACTACTAAGTGAGTTGGAAGGTTCTTATACACTTCTCAAATACTTGGGATTTGAGGAAGATATGAATACGATGGATGAGATGAAGAAGAGATATTATAAACTCTACTTCAAAACTTTAAAGGAAGAAAAACAAAAAAATAATCCTCTGTAGCTCAGCGGTAGAGCAGGGAGCTGTTAACTCTCTGGTCGCAGGTTCGAATCCTGCCGGGGGAGTTTAGTATAAATAAAACTAAATATTTAAAAAATGAATATATCATGGAACCAATTAGAATTAGATGTAAGAGTTGCAGTAAAGAATTAGTAGGACATCAAACAAAAACAGTAAGTTGTGGATGTCCCAATATGGCAACTATACGAGGAGAAAAAATATCGGCAGTTGACTTATCTAAGGTTATTATGCTAAACTTATACAAAGAGGAAAGAAAAAAGAATTTCTTAACTCAAGAAGACATTGCTTGGCAACAGGCAAGAAGGGATCGAAAAGTTCGTAAGTTGGACTTTGAAGTCCGTTAGTTAGTATTCACTAAGTAAAACTTTTATTAGTTTTCAGGTCTTAATACTCATAAAAATCAGTTGGTATTCATGCTGCAAAACTCTTGTTAGTTTTCAAGTCATAATACCCATTTTGGAAAGGTGACCGAGTGGTTTAAGGTAGCAGTCTTGAAAACTGCCGAGGTGAAAGCCTCCGTGGGTTCGAATCCCACTCTTTCCATTTTATTTAATATTTAATATTCTCTTCAACAGTGTTACAATATGAACATACTTTGTTGACTATATTGTTCCTTAAAGATACAATAATGCTTATATAGTATTATGTTTAAGTTAAATCAATGTCAGATAGAGAATTCTCGGACTTAAAATTAGACAGAAAGGAATGTTCTCATTGTGGTGCTGTTTGGTTAAATGGAAGACATACTTGGTCTGGAACGGGAATTCAAAAAGAAGGTTCTGAGTTGGATCTTGCTGGATTAGTATGCAATACCAATCATGGCGGAAAGGGTAAGTGTATCAATCCACTTAAAGGTAGAAGTGGTGGAGATACCTGGGCAAAAAGAAAAGAATTTCTAGATGGGTTATCGATAGACCCAGATGCTTGACAGATGGTTTGATTTAATGGTATAATTTTTTTTGTTGATTAGTTGGTATTCAGTTAATAAAACTCATATTAGTTTTCATGCTTTAATGCCCATCAACTTCGGGATGTAGCGCAGCTTGGTAGCGCATCTGTTTTGGGAACAGAGGGCCGCAGGTTCGAATCCTGTCATCCCGATTTGCTTTTTAATATAAAAACTTAAAAATGTATATTATTATTCCGGAATACTTCCGAAACGTGAAGCAAGTATCAAAAATCAATTGGGCATGGAATAATGGAAAGACAACTACAGAAATAAAGTATATTGATGGTGAGGTACAAAATAGAAATAACAATGAAGCACCTCCAACTAAAGCATGTCATGACATTGCACACTTTATGGCAGCATTTAATGGAAATATGGAATGGGATTATTTGCAACCAATCAATCATCTTCCAGAATACAATGCTGTATTCATAGAAAACATTCTAACAAAAATTTGTTTTCATAAAATGAATAATCTTGATTTTGATGTTAATCCAAATATGGAAAATGTACTTTCTCATATGAGATGGTTTTGTGAAGATTATTATTTCATCTCAAAAAATCATCCAACAAAAAAAGGGTATCGGCAATTATTTGACGAATTTTTGTCAGTATGGGAAGTTGAAAAAACCTTGAAATTTTTTGATATATTTTATGAAATTTACTTTATAGAAAAAAATAAACAATCTAAAGATTTTGAAGTGGATGTGGTCATGTCACTCGATAGTAATTTTTATGATGATAAGATATGTGATATGATATATAAATCAAAGAAAAGTTTAAGGAATTTTTTATGAGCATGGTTCGAGTTTATTCTATGGAACACTGGCAAAACAATTGGGAAGAGTTGATTGAAAGAGTTGAGAATGGAGAACATATAGGAATCAGAAACGAAGAAAATGGGCAAACAGCAGTCATGATTCCAGCAGACGATGAACTGCTAAGAATCTATACAGACCACGACGAAGCATCGTGATTTTCTGCTCGTTTAGCCATCTGGTGAAGGCAGCGTTCTCATAAAGCGCCGCAGGAGAGTTCGATCCTCTCAACGAGCATAGGACAGTCTAAAAACTGTCCCTCTTGACTTTCTAAGTCATCCACCTTATAATTTCAAGGTAATCAAACAAAGCAATGGCAATTACTTCTAAGTTCAAAAAAGACATTAACGTTCTTCGTGGTGCGGCAAATGGGGAATTTTATCTAGATGTAAAAAATCCTAAACTTTATAAGAAAGTTCGAAAGTATTATGAAAGTGAAGGTGTAGTTTTTTCTGGAGACCCAGAAGATGATTATGAAATGTTGATTGATTATCTTTATGAAGATCTTGTAGCAGTTCAATCTGCATGAGTTAAAGTCATGGAGAGACATTAAAAACCCTGGTCGGAGATTTATTCCCCCTTTAGATAATTATGGTCAGTATTCACGCAGTAAAACTCTTGTTAGTTTTCAACACTTAATACTCAATTAATTAACTAGTCACGGAGAGACTTTAAAAGTACTGGTGGAGTCAATATGACCCTATTTCACACACAACACACAAATTAGGAGAATGCCTATGACACCTTATGAACTTCGCTTTGAAATTTTCAAACAGGCGAATGGGTTGGCACAAGATGAATACCATTGTAAATTTGCATTGGTAGAGCAATGGAACAACGAAAATTCAGTTAAAATGGATTATCCGGAGTTTCCAACTTATGCCAAAATCGAAAAACTTGCAGATAAAATCAATTCATTTGTAAGTTCAAAATAGGTTTCTTGCCATTCCTTAAAAGGGCAAGTGGTGCGGATGTGGAGGTTACTCCCGCCTGGTTTCCAATTTCCAGTCAAAGAATTGGTGGCGAGCCTGATAGTTATCTTAAGGGAAGTGATTGACATCACTTCCCTTTTTTATTATAATTAAAAAAAATATTCACAACATGATAACAATTAATTATTTGTCTCATTGTAGACCAATCGAGTATTGGAAAATAACTTCTTATTTTTTAAATAAAATTAAAGAAGAAAATAAGAGAAAAATAAAAATCAATATCTTAGCGACCAATTCTGATAATTGGGAAGAATATATTGATGGTATTGATATTGAAATATTCACCTTTACTCAAAACAATAATTATCTGGATAAAGTTGATTGTGCATTAAGAACTGGTGGAAAATATTCAATTAAACTTGATGAGGATTGTTTCATAAACAATCATATATGGGATTATATGATTGAGAATATTGACTTTTTATCTGATGATAAAAATTACTTAATTTCCCCTTTACTATCAAATAACATTCCTTTAGTTGATTATTTTTTGGAAGGTTTTGTTTGTTATAAAGATTCTATCTATGAAGACTTTTCAAATCAAAAGATGCCAAAAGGTCTTTGGGGAGTTGATTATTCTGGAATAGTATTTGATAAATGGGATGCTGAAAATTTTTATGAGCAAGTATCTAATTTAAACTCTCCTCTCAAAGGTATTCATCCAATAAGAATTTGTGCTGATGCTCAAATCAAATTAAACGATTATATTCGAGATAATTTTGAGCGAATGAATATGAAATATGATTATTCATTCGTTGAGTTCAATAGACCATATTTTACAATCAATACCTTTGCAATTAAGACTGATGATTGGAAAAGAGCATTAGAACTTGCATCTTATGATAGTTTTGATGAAATACAAATTAACAACTACGGAAAAATAAACGACAAAAAGTTTTATTATATTGATAATTCATTCTCAATACATACACTATACAATACGATGTATGGCAATAAAAATGTGTGGAACATTGGTATTGAAAATGGTCAAGAATACGAGTACGAATTTGTAAATTCTATTTTGGAGAAATTAAAATGATTCATTGTATAGGAGATAGTCATTCTGCAGTCTTTAGTGGGGAAGAAAAGATGCAACCCACCTGGCCAGAACCAGCATCAAATCTTTTACCATACTTTACTTCTTACCGGATTGGTCCAGCAACTGCATATCAATTAGCAAATAAACAGCAGTTAATCGAATATCTTATAAGTACAATTAGATTCAATCCTGACGATAGATTAATGTTTTGTTTTGGTGAAGTTGACATTCGAGCACATTTGATTAAGCAATCTCAAATGCAAGATAGGCCAGTAGAAGATCTTGTGATAGAATGTGTAAGTAGATATGTTAGTGCTCTAGAATACTATAAAAAATTTGATGTAGATATTTTAGTTTGGGGTCCAATTGCTTCTTGGTCGGATGAGAAAGTATATACTGGAGGACCTTCATTTGGTACAAATGTAGAACGAAACAATGTCACAAAACTTTTTAATGATTATCTAAAAAATGAATGTGATGATGTTGGATTTGAATTTATTTCAATTTTTGAAAAGATGTTGAATGAAGACTTTACTACAAAGAGTGAATTGTTAGATGATTGGGAAGGATCGCATATGCATTTGTCTCAAAGGGCAATGCCATTAATCTTGGAAACGTTTAAGGATAGGGAATTGATTTGATGAAAAAAGTAGCTTTAATTACTGGTATTACGGGTCAGGATGGTTCGTATCTTGCAGAACTTCTATTGGAAAAGGGATATGAGGTTCATGGAATTGTTCGTAGAGCATCTCTAATCAATACACATCGAATTGACCACATTTATGACCAATTGAATCTTCACTATGGAGATTTAACTGACTCTACGAATCTTGTTGGAATTATTCAAAAAGTTCAACCAGATGAGATTTATAATCTTGGTGCTCAGAGTCATGTAAAAGTTTCTTTTGAGATGCCAGAATATACTGGTCAAGTTGATGCTCTAGGAACACTCCGCGTATTAGAGGCAGTTCGACTTCTCGGTATGAATGATGTTCGGATTTATCAAGCATCTACTAGTGAATTGTACGGACTAGTTCAAGAAATTCCTCAAAAAGAAACAACGCCATTTTATCCACGTTCGCCATATGGTGCCGCTAAAATTTATGGATACTGGATTACGAAAAACTATCGTGAATCGTATGGAATGTATGCTTGCACGGGGATTCTTTTTAATCATGAATCTCCTCGCAGAGGTGAGACATTTGTTACTCGTAAGATTACTAGGGCGCTAAAAGCAATTGCAAATAATGAACAGGAAATTCTTTACCTAGGAAATCTAAATGCAAAACGGGATTGGGGACATGCTAAAGACTTTGTAGAAGCAATGTGGCTAATGCTTCAGCAGGATACTCCTGATGATTATGTTATTGCTACGGGAAAACAGTATTCTGTTCGCGAGTTTGTAGAAAAGGCAGCACCTTATTTTGGGATGCTAATTACCTGGAGAGGTGTAGGGTTAGATGAAATTGGATATGATGCTTTTACCGGAAAAGAGGTTATTAGAGTAGACCCTAAATATTTTCGACCTGCAGAAGTTGAAACCTTACTTGGCGATGCTTCTAAGGCAAAAGAAAACCTGGGATGGGAACCCAAAACAACATTTGATGATTTAGTAAAGGACATGTGTGAAAATGAACTTTGATTCTAAAATTTTGGTTGCTGGCGCAAATGGAATGGTTGGGTCAGCAATTGTGAGAAACCTAAGAGCAAAAGGATATCAAAACATTATTGAAGGTACTCGATGCAGAGTTGATTTCTGCGATCAGGAAGAGACCAAAGCATATATGGAAATGATGAAGCCTGATTATGTGTTTGTTGCTGCTGCTAGAGTTGGCGGCATCATGGCAAACAATAACTTCAAAGGAGAATTTCTTTATCAGAATTTGATGATTCAAAATAACATCATTCATTATTCCATGGTAAATGATGTTAAAAAACTTTTATTCCTTGGTTCTTCCTGCATTTATCCAAAGATGTGCGAACAACCAATTAAAGAAGAATACTTGATGACTGGTCCTTTGGAACCAACAAATGATGCATACGCAATTGCTAAGATTGCTGGTATCAAAATGTGTCAGTCTTATAGGGAACAATATGGATTCAATGCCATTTCATTGATGCCTACCAATCTTTATGGTCCCAATGATAACTTTGATTTAGAAACTTCTCATGTTCTTCCTGCAATGATTGCAAAGTTTCATTTTGCAACTACTGAAGGATACCTTATTGATATGGGTGGTCCTTGGTATGGAACGGTAAGACTTTGGGGAGATGGTTCTGCTCGAAGGGAGTTTCTTCACGTTGATGATCTTGCAGAAGCTTGTTTTACTTGTATGATGAATTATAATGGTTCTGAGCATATAAATGTTGGGACTGGTGAGGATATTACTATTAAAGAACTTGCTCAAATTATTTCTAGAGCTGTTGGTTTTCCTGGAGATATTGAGTGGGACAAAACTAAACCAAATGGTACACCAAGAAAAGTTTTAGATGTAAGTAAAATTAAATCTATTGGATGGGAACCTAAAATTTCTTTGCTAGAAGGAATTAAAAAAACTTATCAGTGGTACGAAGAAAATGTCAAATAAAGTAGAAAAACCTTGGGGAAGTTATGAAAACCTCATGGATGAGGAATATGGTAAGGTAAAGAGAATTATCATTAAACCAGGAGAATCTCCAAGTTATCAATATCATCACAAAAGATCTGAAGTTTGGGTAATTTTAACTGGACTTGCAAAGATTAAAATTGATGGTAAAGTTACCTGCCACAATCCTGGAGAAATTGTTATCATCCCAAAAGAACATAAGCACCAAATTGAAAATATTGGAGATGATGATTTGATTTTTGTTGAAGTTCAAGTTGGTGAATATTTTGGTGAAGATGATATTGTAAGGGTTGAAGATAAGTATGGAAGAGTATAAAGTATTACTTACCACTAGTGGACTAGGATCTAGACTTGGAAACCTAACTAAGTTTACAAATAAGAGTCTTGTTAGATTGGGAGATAAACCAGTTATATCTCATATCATTGAAACCTATCCCAAAGGAACAGAGTTTATTGTTACTCTAGGGCACTATGGTTCTCATGTAAAACAATACTTAAATATTGCTCATCCAGAATCAGATATAACTTTTGTGGATGTTGATAATTACATGGGTGAAGGTAGTAGTCTTTTGTATTCAATATCTTTATGCGAAGAACACCTAAATCAACCTTTTATTTTTCATGCTTGCGATACTCTTCTTTCTGAAGATTATGTGAGCAAAATTAATTTTTCTACTAATTGGTCTATTGGATGTTTAGGAAAAAACAGTCAATCTTATAGGACAATTAATTCATTACACAATGATAAAATTTCATCAATCAATGAAAAGGGTGAGAGTAATTACAACTATGTTTATGTTGGGGTATCTGGAATAAAAGATTATGAATCATTCTGGAAAGAGGTTGGTAAGATTTTATCCAAAACAAATTCAAGTAGTTTGAGTGATTGTCATGTAATCCGTAACATGTTAGATTATTCTGAATTCAAAGTTTTGAATGTGAATGGTTGGCATGATATTGGAAATATTGATGCTCTTAGAGAAGCAAAGGATAAAATTAAATCCTCCATTCATGTACTTGACAAAGAAGATGAGAATATCTTCTTGGTTGGTGATTATGTAATTAAGTTCTTTCACAATGGAAAGATATGCAATGATAGAGTTTTAAGAACGAAGTCTTTGGGTAATTTAGTTCCAAGAGTTGTTGATAGTTCTGAAAACTTTTATAAGTATGAATATTTTGATGGGGAATTACTATCCAAAAAAATCAATCCCCAAAGATTCAAAAATCTTCTTGAATGGTCATCAGAAAATCTTTGGATTCCAAAAGAGGATTCTAATTATAGAGAAAACTGCTTAAAGTTTTATAAAGAGAAAACTCTAATCAGAATTCAAAAGTTGCTGCAAAAGTACAACATAAAAGATTCTTCTGATATTATTAATGGCGTGAAGGTTCCTCCAATTAAAGAAATGATAGAATCTATTGATTTTGATTCCATCATGGGAAATTCTCCAAAGGGATTTCATGGTGATTTTATCTTAGATAATATCCTTTACAATGATGGATTTAAGTTGATTGATTGGCGACAAGATTTTAATGGAAACGTTGAATCTGGTGATATGAATTATGATTTGGCAAAATTAAATCACAATTTAGTTTTAACTCACCAAGTCCTTTCAAAAGAACTTTTTACCATCGACACTAAAAATGACATAGAATGTGATGTTTATGTGAAAAAATCTTTAATTGATTGTAAAGAGATTCTGATTGATTTCTGCGATAGAAATGATATTGATTTTAAAAGTATTGAAATACTGAGTTCGATTGTATGGATTAATATGTCTCCATTACATGAACATCCTCTTGATATATTCCTATATTATTTTGGCAAATATAACTTATTTTTAAATATGAAATGAACTTCCCAAAGTACTATATTGGACCAATGAGTAAGAATGTTGTTGACTGTGTGATGGAACATGGTCAGCAACATTTTGTTGGTTTAATACCTTCCAGAAGACAGGTAGATTTTAATTGTGGATATGTGAATAATTGGAATACTAAAACATTTTCAGAATATGTTGACAATAAAGTTCTTTTATGTAGAGACCATGGAGGAGAATCTCAAGGGACTTATTCTGATGATGGAAAAGATTCTTTTGAAAATGATTGTAAATATTTTGATTTAATTCATGTAGACCCATTTAGAGCATCTAAGAATATTGAAGATGCTGCACTTAAAACTATAGAGTATATAAAGTTTTGCTTTTCAAAAAACCAGAAAATTTTATATGAAGTTGGCACAGAAGAAGCAATATTTAAATATCAACCAGAAGAGTTGAAAGTATTTCTAGATATTCTAAAGAGAGAATTATCTGAAGAAGAATTTTTTAACATTAAATATGCTGTAGTTCAATCTGGAACTAGATTGCACCTACCAACAAGAACTAACATTGGAAACTTTGACATTGATAGATTGAAAAGATTTGTTGATGTGGTTAAAGATTTTGATTTGATGAGTAAGGAACATAATGGAGATTACTTAATTGATTCTTGTGATGTTGGAATTAGATTCTCCTCCGGATTAGATGCAATAAACATCGCTCCAGAGTTTGGTCAAATAGAATCTGAATATTATCTTGAAAGATGTAAGAAAGATAAAATCTTGATTGAAGAACTATATCAATTATGTTATAATTCAAATAAGTGGAAAAAGTGGATTCCAGACATCTCTAGAGTTTCAAAGCAGCAATTAATAATTACATGCTGTCATTATATTTTTTCGGATGCTGAGTTTTTAAGTAAAGTGAAATCCAACTTTCCTAGGTCAGATATATACATTCGTAAAAGAATTAATTCTAAATTGAAGTTTCTTCATGAACAAACAAAAGGTAATTGCATTTGATTTGGATGATGTACTTTGCTACAGAAAATCTGGAGTAGAATATTTAGGTCCTAAGAAATACGAACATTGTGTTCCAATTTCAGAAAATATAAATCTTTTAAATTCTTTTCATCAGGAAGGATATAAAATTGTAATCTATACTGCCAGAGGAATGTCTCAATTTAAGGGAGATGTGAAAAGAATTTACGATGAATTGT